TTGTGATCTCGCTATATTTCCCGGGCACACAGACTATTTCAATGCCCCGCTGCAGCCTTAATCTAATAGACAAAGATACATATGGCGCATCCCAGAACTTGTCATGATGCGCCATTATCATTCATACAAATTATCAATCCCTTCTGGTGAGTCAGGCCTTCACCTCTGTCCCACCAATGAGCGTGAACACCATCGTCTTGTCCTTGCCCACGGTCACATAATCCACCAGGCTGCCCCAGAGCGTTTCGTCGAATTCCGAAACTGCCTCGGGCAGCTTTTCGAGTTCTGAGATGAACCGCTCAAACTCCCGCCTGCGGATGCCGCGCTGCCGGATGTCAGCCGCCACCTTTTCGCGCTCTGCCTTTGTGGTCTCGTACCGGCTGACAGCAGCATCGTAGGCGGCGTTGTAATCATCCTGGTTCTGTGCCACCCTGGCGTTCTGGGCGATCAGCCCCTGGACTGCTTCGGCTTCTGCGTTCAGGCGGTCATCCAGCTCGTGCAGGCGTTGGCTCAGTTCGTCTGTTCCGCTGTAGGTCTCCTGTATCTCCCTGAGGTCCGCCAGTAGCGTTGCTCGATCTCCGATCAGCTTGTTAACCACCCGGACGAAAGCGGCTTTGACTTCTTCCTCCGTGACGTGCGGCGTATTACACCCGGCTGCCTTTCCGCCGTATTTGGCATTGCACCTCCAGATGACCCGGCGGTACTGGTCTGTGGAGTGCCAGACCTTCGAGCCAAACCATCCGCCGCACTCCCCGCAGCGAATCTTGGTGCTGAAAATGGTCGCGCCGCTGAAGTGACGCACCTTACTGCGCTGCTCGATCATCTCCTGTACCCGGTCGAATGTCGCAGGATCGATGATGGCCTCATGGCAGTCTTCGACGTAATACTGCGGAACCACACCGTCGTTCCTGACGATCTTCTTCGTCAGGTAATCGGCGGTGTAATGCTTTTGGAGCAACGCACAGCCTTTGTATTTCTCGTTCGTCAGAATGGATTTGACTGTGCTCTCATTCCACACGTCTTTGCCCTTCGGAGATTTGATCCCCATCTCCGTCAGCTTCCTGGCGATAGCCTTGAAGGAGAAGCCCTTGAGGAATTCTCCGTATATGATCTTCACAATCTCCGCCTGCTCCGGGTTGATCACGAACTCACCGTTCTCGCCCCGGTCATAGCCGAGGAAAACGGAGAACGGCGCTGTCGCTTTTCCGTCAGCAAACCGCTTACGCTGGCCCCAGGTGACGTTGAGCGATATGCTCCGGCTCTCCTCCTGGGCGAGGCTGGACATGATGGTCAGAAGCAGCTCGCCCTTGGAATCGAAGGTCCATATGTTCTCTTTCTCAAAATAGACCTCGGTTCCATGCTCTTTCAGCTTACGGATGGTGGTCAGACTGTCAACCGTATTGCGGGCGAAGCGGCTGACCGACTTTGTCAGAATGAGCCCGATGCGGCCTGCCAGCGCATCCTCCACCATGCGGTTGAAACCGTCGCGCCTGCGGGTCGATGTTCCGGAGATGCCTTCGTCGCTGTACACGCCTGCGAATTCCCATTCGTCGTTGGCCTGGATGTAAGTGGTGTAGTAATCGCACTGAGCTTCGTAGCTGTTCAACTGATCTTCGTGGTCAGTGGAAACGCGCGCGTAGGCGGCGACCTTTCGCCTGACCCTCGTCTGTATTGGCGTTGCCGTGTACCGGCTGACCGTCGCCGGAATCTTCGTGACTGTTGCCATCAGGTTGTCTCCTTCCTTTTCCTGTGAATCTGCTTGGGCTGGATGTACCGGAACTGCTTTGCGCCGCCATCCTTGAAGTGAAGCGTGACCATATCCATGTTCACACTGATGCCAGAAAGCGTTTCAAACATTCTGTCCGCGTCAAACGTCTCCCAGCCCAGGACGCTGGCAATCTGTGCTTTCAACGCACTGTCCCTGAATACCACTGGCCTTGGTGTGTCCTTCGCCCTCATGGTATGTTCGACATCGACCCAGCCAACCTCCGTGGTGCCGTCAACGTAGTGTTTCAGGGAAGCCTGCAGATGTCCGTGGCAATGTTCGCACTCGATGAAATGCGAGAAGTCGTACCGGCACAATCCGCACTCACGAGTGCGGAAGTACTCCGCATGCTGCCTGCGGCGTTCCGCGGACCACTGTGGAGCTCTGTGCTTTGGGTGCGGACCGGTCTCGCCGCTTTGGTGGTAAAAGTAGCTGGCCTTTTGAGCGATGCCATTGACGATTTCCACGCCGTAGCGCTGAGCAAACTCCTGCTGAGCTGCCTGGAAAGTTTCCATGCTGATGATGGCGGGATGCGTTCCCTCAATAAAGTACATCGGCAGTTCGCCGTTGTTCCGGACCTGCTTGTGCGTAACATGGTCCTCGGTGTACAGTTTCTGCGCCAGGGTGCAGCCGGTGTATTTTTCCTGTCGGATCATGTTGGCGATCACCTCACCGCAGAGCGTCTTGCCTGCGTAAGACCGCACGCCTTCCGCTTCCAGCTTTTTGCCGATGATGTAGCAGGAATCTCCATCCAGAAACATCTGGAAAATGCGCCTGACCACGGCGGCCTCGTCCTCCCGAATAACCAGTTGGCCCTTCTTCGTCCTGTAGCCGTAAATCTTGCAGCCCCGCGACGCGCCACGCTCATACTGTTTTCGGATACCCCACTTGCAGTTTTCCGAAATAGACCGGCTTTCTTCCTGGGCAAAAGAAGCGAGGATGGTAAGCATCAGCTCGCCATCCCCGTCCAGAGAGTGTATACCCTCATCCTCAAACCAGACTTCCACGCCGATGTCTTTCAGGTGCCGGACCGTGTTCAGCAGGTCCACCGTGTTGCGGGCAAAACGGCTGATCGACTTGACGAGCACGATGTCGATGCGCCCGGCATCACAATCTGCGATGAGGCGATTGAACTCACCTCGTTTTTCGGTTCCTGTACCGGATATGGCATCGTCCGCATACACGCCAGCGTAGACCCATTCAGGATTTTTCTGAATCAGTGCGCTGTAGTAGCTGATCTGTGCGGAGAGCGAATGCTTCAAGCGTTCGGTATCCATGGAGACCCGGGCGTAGGCAGCGACTCGTTTCCTGGGTGCCAGCGCGGGCTGTTTGGGCTCAAGTACATTAATTTTCTTCATGACAGCCTGCCTCCTTTCCACACCCATTAATCACTCTTCTGCGCGCACATAGCAAGTCAGTCTGTATTATATAACCTCCGGAAATGGGTTTATACTTTGCCCTGAACCGCGCTTCGATCTCCTGAAATTCCTGCTCGGAGATGAGGCCGACGCTGAGCATTCGTTTGACCTGATACATCACCGTCTCGTATCGGCACTCACGCTTGAGGACATCACCGATCATGTCCTGCCTCCGAATCGACCCGCGATATAGCATTCGTGACAGCAGTATTTCCGGTGACTGTTGCCGTAGGCTGTAAAAGCGACACCACAGGTCGGGCAAGTGTAAGCATAGATAGCTTTCCGGTTGACAAGGTCCATATGGCTGTTCCACCAGCGGTTCCGGCAAGTGTCCGAGCAGAACTTTTTCTGTTTCCGGCCTTCGGGCTGGATCACCGGTTTGCCGCAGTGCGGGCAGAGGCGTTCGGTGGTTGGCGCAGGGATGACTTCAACAGGCGCGCTCTCGACCTCTGAGGTTAGCCCATTCCTGCGGCAGAACGTTTTGATTGTGTTCTTTGAGATGCCCAGCTCAGCTGCTATTTCCGTATAGCTCCGTCCGGCTTTCCGCATTGCGGACAGACGGCTTTTTTCCTCTGACGTCATCAGGTGTCCCTCCAATCGCTTAAGTGGTTCACCTTCCTACGCCCAAAAGTCGTATCGTTTTACAGTGCCAAAAACAAAAAAGGACCGCCGACAGGGAGGTATCTCCCCATCAGCGGCACAACTGACTTTGGCTCTTTTTTGAGCAAAAGTCATCATGTGATGATATTACTGTACTTCCCGGACACCCAGCCAACCTGACTGCCCACCTTCACGGCGTGCCAACCATTAGCGGCGGTGGCGATATGCTCGAACACTGTCCCGTCAGCAACGGCAGTGATGCGGGCATAATCCGTCCCATTGCCCACGCGGATGTTGACCGTGCCGCTGTTGCAGACGATCTTCACCTTCGGCCCTGTCGGCTGCTCCTGTTCGGGCTCAGGCTGCGTCTGCTGACCGACTTCATTATCAGCCACAGCGGCCATGAGCGCGGCATGGCTCTGATCTCCGTACTTGCCATCCTGCTTCAGCCCAGCCTTCTTCTGGAAAGCCTTCACAGCGGCTTCAGTCTTGCTGCCGAAGTCACCGTCCACCGCCAGGGCGGCACCCAGCTGGTTCAGCAGTTCCTGCAGGGTCTTCACGTCCCCGCCAACGGAGCCATTTTTCAGCAAGCGGCTGCCAAGGGTGTATGTCACCGTTTCGGCAGGCTGCACAGAAGCGGTATCCCCATAATCGATGAACGGCAGCTTGGCCCAGTGCTTCCAGGTGCGTTCCTTCACCACGGTCTTCACGCAGCCGTAGTTGAAGCCGCGCCACTCCACCGCATACCCGCCGCCGACATAGTAGCCGATATGCCCATCGGTGAAGAGCGCCAGCCCTACGATCTCCGGCAGGGTATCAATGGTGCCCCAGTCCATGCCCTTACTTTTGCAGTAGGAGAACATGCCGCTGGCGGACTTGTCAGGGCAGCCGTTAGAACCATATTTGCTGGAATAGGTCTTATCCGTGCCGATGCTCTCCAGCACGCCCTGACCGCCATTGGTCCAGGCGTAGCCTTTGCAGCCGCCCACACAATCAGCCACCACCTGCTTGTTGGCGATGTCCTTCTTGTAGCGGGAAGTGCGGCTGGAACCGTAGTGGGACGGATACTGATTGCTCTTCCTGGACAGCAGGCTATTACTGGCCTTGTAGACGCAGCTGCCGTACCAGTAGGGCGATTTCTTCTCCGCCATTTTCAGGCACCAGTCGGCAAAGTGTTCATTCGTGAACGGGGTATTGATTCTCTCAGACATGATGATACCTCCAGTCATGAAAAGAGGGCGGCGGTCATTCGCCGTCGCCCTGGTCAGTCGTGTCGCGTTCTTTGTCGTGCAGTTGGGTAAGGATGTCACGCAGCTTGTCCGGAATGGGCAGGCCAATATGCGCGGCATTCTCAAGCAGGCTGAGGCCTTCGTTTGACATATAGAAGCAGATCACCGCGCCTCTCAGCGCACTGCCTGTGCCCACCACATGCAGGTCGATGATGTGCGCCACGCCTACCAGCATCAGGATGAACACCTTCTTGCAGATGCCCTTGAAGCCCACCGCCGATGACAGCTTTTTGTCGATGATGGCGCACATCACGCCGCTGATGTAGTCCAAGGTCATCATCACGATGAGCGCGATCATCAGTCCGTCCATGCCGCCCAGAAAGTAGCCCAGCCACCCTCCCAGCGCGGTGATGGCGATCTGAACCTTCATCCAGATCAGGTCAATGGAAAAATCTCTCATACTCGTTTCCTCCTTGTCGTTGATATGGAAAACCCGCCCTCGTGATGAGAGCGGGCTGATCCCGGGAATTATGTTGTATCAATGTCATGTGCCAATCGCGATCCAGTCAATCGCCCTGCTGGTGTTGAAGCTGCCGCCGACGATGATAGTCGCGCCAGTGGCTGTCTTGTTGTAGATTTTCAACGCGCCATTGTCACCGGACCAGTTGCTGCCCGTGGTGGAATAGCTGACCACCACATGCGGAACTGAGGTGAAGCCGGCGCTGCTGTAGTTGATCGTCAGCGCGCTGTTGCCAGCCACGTTGCCGGAGCCATAGGCCACCTTGAAGGGCAATCGCGCCATGGCCAGCGTACCAGCATTGATATTGCTTGCGTTGTTGGCTCCCAGATTGCTCCGGGCGTTGGCCGCCGTGGTCGCTCCTGTGCCGCCATTAGCGATGGGCACACCCGACGGCATCCCGGCATGGAACACCCGGTAATTCGACCACACCCCAGCGTCCGCCACACGCAGCATAACTGCATTGTCCAGGCTGGCGGCATAGCTCTTCGTGCGCACCTCCAGCATACGGCGGTTATTGCCCGTGCTGTCCTCCCACGACGCAAACGAGGACGCACCGACGTAGCTGCCCTCAAATACCGTTCGGTTCGTGGTGCCGTTGTAATACGGGCTGAGGTATACGGAAGGATACAGATTGCCCTGGATGGTCAGATTGCCCGTCATGGTGTCGCCGGACTTTTTCACGCCGCCAAGAGCGGCAATGGCTTCTGCCGCAGTGGACGCTCCCGTACCTCCGCTCTCAATGTCCAGCGGCTCGGACAGCTTCAGCGGCCAGCCAAATTCAGCGTAGCCGGAGGTCTCCGCCACTTTGCCAAAAGCGATGCCGGTACCGTCCGCCAGGAAGTCCATGATAACGCCCTTCGTGCCGATGGAAACCGCTTGTTCTACATAATAGAAATAGTCCTGCAGGCGCACCTTCAGGTCATAGCTGGCCAGCGCATCGAATGTCTGCGTCAACACCTTGTCCGTTTCGCTCAGATTATATGAAGTGACGGAGAGCGTTTCCGCCTGGGTCCAGGTTTCGGCTGAGGCCAGCTTGTAGTACACCACGCATGCCAGCGCGTTCTTATTGTTCAGCGACACCACGCCGCCCTCGAAGGAGTAGCGAACATGTGTGCCATCCACCTGGGCGGCAGATCCATCCGCATTGCAGCGGTCCGCCTTGAACAGCCGGATGGACGGATAGCTGTAATCCAGTACGGTCAGGGTCTCGGTATAGGTAGCTGTCCGGCCCCTGCTGTCCGTAACCGTGACCGTAAGCGTCAGGTTACCTGCAGTCGAAAGCTTTTTGCTGGCGGTAAAGGACGCCGTGGTATAGGTCACGCCGTCCAGGGACGTGCGGTACGAGGAGACGGTACTTCCGTTGGTGCCTGCTGCTGTAATGGCTACAGACAGCTTGCTCAGAGATTTGACAAACGCTCCGATCCGGCTGGCCACGGTCGTGACGGTATCCTCCACCGTCACAGAGGAGATGGACGGAGCCACCGTTGCCGGGACATTCAGTGTAATCGTACATGTGCGGGTGCCTGTCAGCGTACCGCCGTTGTAGCTCTGACAGGTGATGGTACAGGTGCCGTTGGTGGCGTTGGGGATCTGCGCGGCCAACGTCAGCGCGGGTGTCCAGTTGACGGACGCGCCGACATTCGTCGCTATGGTGCCGCTGGTATTGCCGAAGGTATAAAGCAGCGTGTGCGTGGTGGAGGTACTGACCCGGTTGGTGTAGATTGTGACAGCGCTGCCCATGTTGACGGACGATGCCGATGTGGATGGCTGGGATACAGCCTCCTCATAGGTGATGGTGATCGTGACCGCCGACCACTGCAGGTAGTTGTAGGAATATCCCTGGCTTGAGGCGCTGGGGCTGGGATTGTAGATGGTGAAAGTGTTGTTGCCCTGGCTGATGTAGGCAGCCATGTTGTTGAAAAGCGTTCCTGTGATCTGGTAGGCGGTTGAGTTTCCGAAGAAGGAACCATCAAAGGTGCCGAGCGCAGAGCCAGCGTAATTCGAGCCTGTCACTCCGGAGGCAATGCTGTTCTGATAGTTTGCCTTGCGCATGTAGACAGTCTTCGTGCTGCCCGCGCCGTAACCGGCCCTTGCGGCGTCGATGCTCAACCAGATCCCGGTGATGACCTTGTTGGCCAGGTTCATGCCGGAGAAACAGACGATCCCGACATAGTTATAGCTGGAATCGTAGAATTCCTGGCAGGCTACGCCGTTCTTTGCGTTGGAGGAAGAGTTGGTTTTCCTTGTACACATCGACGCGGCATACGCCACTGTGTTTGCCATGCGTACTCCTTTCCCGGCGTCAGCCGTTGTAGATCAGGGAGAGATTGCCGTTGGCCTGCGGCTCAAAGGCGAATTTTCCGATGATAAGCTTCGTCAGGATCTCCGCCTGGGTGACGTACAGCTTGTTGTTGCTCAAATAGGCCACCTCGGTATCATTCATATAGAAGGCCAGCCTGTCGTTCACCACGCGGAAGGTAAAGGGATTTCCAGTCTTGCCGATAACCAAACCCTGCTCATCAAATGACATATAGGTCCGGAAGATGGCCAGTTCCTCTTCCGTTGCCGCATGGGTGTCTGTCAAATCCTGCTGCAGCTGGTTGATTCTGGTGACCGCCCAGGTGTAATTGCTTTGCGTCTGCTCCGAGAGCGTGCTGACCTGCTGGGTGACCTGGGTCATATCGCTGGCCAGCGCGTAGGTGGCCTGGACCTCTGAGCGGATGCTGTCCGCCTCCGTGCTGATCTGAGCACGAACGGAAGATAGCTTCTGCTCCAATACTTCTTCGGCATCTTCCGGAGCAGCGGTCCAGTCCGTCGCCCGGTTGCCTTTTTCCAGTTTGATCTGGTGGATAATGGTGCTGGCCGTTCCCGCGGAGGCGGGCTTACGGTAGATAAGGATATCGCCGTTGTCGGGATCATCATCAGGCGATTTGCCACTTGCGTATTCGGCCATGAAGGTTGCCTGCACGGTCTGCCTGCCCACACCAGACAGGTCGATGGTAGCCAGTGTCTTATCGCCGCCCGATGTGCGCACCGTCAGACCTGTGTATGTCTCCATGGGCGTCAGCGTCAGGGAGACGGTGTATTCCTCTCCGGCGACCATGGCTTCCGAAAGCGCATACCGGGCAATAAGCGCAGTGGAATCAGAAATCTCCGAGCCGGAATTGAGAATGTAGTTCCTGCCGCCGATTTCGAGATTCTCAACCGCCTCCTGCGCTTCCTGAGCAGTCATGAAGGCCTCATAGGAAATCTGGGAGATGGTCTTGAAGCCGCCGTTGTAATACCGGAACATAGGATGCTCCGGAGCCAGGACGGCATTGACTGTTGTGCTCATCAGGCCAAGCAGGATATAGGTGTCACCGTCCTCAGATGCAGGCACAGTCGTTGTGAGAACTCCAGTTGCCGGGATGAACATATTCCCGTTCAGCGTTCCCTTGATGTACACCGTCGCGCCCGCTGTGCCAGAGAAACCGGATACAGTGTTGGCCAGGGAGAAAGCTGTGCCCCAGGAGATATAATTGTTCGTCTGAGTCAGCTTGGACGCTGTATACGCCGTGCCTACATACAGGATGGGCTTTGTCACATCAAACGGCGTGGTTGAGAGCAGCATCAGCTTGCCCGCGCTGTTGAACACACCCAGCCTGCCAGCCGCAATCGCGCCGACAGCCGTGACGGAGGCTTTGTAGTTGATGCGGTCATAATAGTTGGTGGTCGTGTCCTGATTCCGGTTGATCCACCAGCCGGTATAGCTACCTGCGCCTGCGATGGGCGTGTTCTCTCGGTAGGTCATCAGGGTGATGTTACCTACCGCTACGTGAGTGGTGCAGCGGGTCGTACCGTTGATATACACGGGGACTGCGCCGGTAGTCGTTCCGTTTGACAGCGTTAGGTTCAGCGTGGCGGATGAGGAAGTGCCCGCGAAGGGCAGCCAGTACAGGATGGTCTGGCCGTCTTTCAGCTCCGAGAACGTGGCGTTGCCCGTCCAGGCGTTGGTTGCTGCGGTCTGCGTGCCGACTATAACTTCTGCAGTGGCGTCCGAAAGATCAGAGATGGTGAACTGCGCCTGCGCGATCATGGTTCACTCCACCTCGCAAACAAAAACGGTCTTCACCGTCACATCGTCACCATCCACATAGATCACCTTGCCGGTAGCGAAGGCAGCGCCGCTGTCCATGGGATTGCCATCCTTATCTCTGCGGTACCAGGTGTAGGTTTTCTCATGGCCGTAGGTGGCGTCGCTCGTCACATCCGCCCAGGCGGAGCCGCTGTAGCGCATTAGCTTTGTCGCCGCGCCGCTGCTCTGGATCTGATAATAGAAATCTCCCGCAGAGGGAGAAGAAGGAGCAGTGGAAGAATAGGTCGTGGATTTGAGCGGATCGACCTCCGCGCCATTTTGCCACAGGCGGCAGATGAGGCAGGTCTGGCCTACGGTGTTCTTGAAAACGTCCCCAGCGGTGCTGTCGATGTCGGCCTGGTAATTGTCAGTCTTGTCGATGATGGTGATCGTGTCATAGTTGTATACGGAACCGTTATTGTACCGGGATCTGCAGCGGTAGGTCGCGGATCCGACCACATCTACAGCATGAACGGTATAGGTATTGCCATTATTCCCGGTTGCTTCTGCCTGCACAGTCACCCAGGAGCCGCTCTCATATTTCTCCCAGAGGAACTGTGCCTTCGTGTTGGCGGTATAATCCGTTGAGCCGTAGAAATACTGGGCTTTGAGCGTTAGCTCGTCTGAGTCGTTTGCTTGCCCGTTGGTAAACACCGTGCCTCCGGGAGCGTAAACGGTCAGCACATATACCGCAGCACCGGTCGCTCCGGTATTGACCTTGCTCCAATGGATCTGCAGCGTAGTTTCAACCGGAGCAGTTACGGGAACATTCACAACACCGTTCAGCTGCCCAGCAGCGCCAAGGGTAGAATTGGCGGTGATCGTGATCGTCAGCGGAATCTCATTGTCCGATGCAGTCCCGACCGTGATCGTCATGCCGGTGGGCATTCCGGTCGGTGTACCGATCGTAGGCGTGACCTTTGTGGTGCCGGTATAGGCCACCACATTGCACACTTTTGTGTTGGCCGCCACCTTGCCGTCTTTCGTTCCAGCGTAAGTGATGCTCTCGTTCGTCAGGAAAACCACGGAGGCGTTCTGACCGGGAGAGCCTTCACCGCCGGGAGCGCCGTCCTGCACCTTATAGATGGAGGTCGTATCGCTGACGTTGGCGTCCGATGTCGTGATACGCAGCGTAGCACTCTGCCCAACGAACACGCTGTGCGTCGGTTTCACGATAAGTGTGGTGCCCGTGATGCTGGCATTGTCGCTGGTGGTGGGATAGTCTGTCCAGTTCCCGGAGCTGTTCTTATACTGCCACTTGCCCATGGTGACGTTCTGCAGGTTGGCGGTCAGCGTGATCTGCGCCGGAGAAACCGCTCCGGCAGCAGTATACTTGAACACCTGCTCGCCGCTAATCCATGCGCTTTTTGCGTCCTCGCCGGTGGTCAGGAGCGCAAAGGTGATGTCCGCCGTCGCGTTGATGGTCAGACCGGTATCCGGATCGACATAGGCCACATACGCGATATAGGTCAGCTGCTTGCTGGTCGCGGTGGCCAGGTTGTTCTTGTTGACGGTGAGCGCCTTCCCGCTGACGGTCTCGCCGGAGATGAGCGCTGCCTCCGCCGCCGAACCGTCTTTCCGCTTCCAGGTGATCGTCAGCGCGGTGTTGCTCAGGGCGATGGCGGTCTGGTTGGCATACACTACGGGCGTGACAGTCAGCTTGCCTGCCGTAGTGGTCCAGTCCGGGCTGTAGGTACTGGCGTTCACGTCATGGATCTGTGTGCGAGGCTGGTTTGCTCCCAGATAAACAGAAAGCGACTTGCCGTCAGACAAGTCGATGATGGTTTTGGAGCCGGTTGCGATGATGGCCATTTACGATTCTTCCTCCTTCAGCAATTCGCAGTCATAGGTGGCGCTGTACAGCACATCCCTCGTAGTGAGGGTGATGCTTTTCATGCCCTTGTGAGCGTTGTTCCATATGGCGTCAGCGGTATCGTCCGCCGATTTCCGTTTCCATTGGAATCGGGACGCAGGCAGGGTGTCTGTCACGTTCTCACTGCCATGCCATACCCGCGCGGTGAGCGTGGTGGTTTGGATGTCTTCCGACAGGATATCCGATGTCGAAACGATCTCGATGCGGAATCCCACCAGCTCATCCATATCGGAATAGACCTGCTCCACCCGCTGGTTGATGCCCGTGTTGCTTGACAGGTCCAGCGTCTCGCCGAAATTGGACGCCACATGGTTCGTGGTAATCGCTCCTGCCTTTATGTTGGAGCCCTCGATGGTATCGGCGGCGATCTCCCCGCCGGTGATCGTGCCTGCCAGAATCTCATTGGACGTAATGGTCCGGGAGGCGATCTCATTGGCGGTGATGGCGTTGGCTACAATCTTATCTCCGGTGATGCTCCGCTCCGTCAGCACCTCGCCGTCCAGGGAGTCAACGTTCTGGGAGACAAGGCCTCCGGAATTGTTGAGGGCATAGACCACGGAATTATGGGAGCCGACCAGCTCCAGCCGTTCGACAGACAGCGTCCCGGCGTTGATCTTGTTTGCTGTCAGCTCCACGATTTTGGCGTCGGTGATGGAGCCATCCGCAATCTGGGTGGTGCCTACGGCCTCCGCGCCGATGAGCGCCTGAGTGATAGCCGCCTGCCCGATCTGCGCTGTGCCAACCGCCGCGTCAGCAATCTGGGCGCGAGTGATGGCGGCGTCCTGGATATTTGCTGTACCGATGGCTGCGTGGGCGATCTTTCCGTTGGTGACGGACAGCTCACGCAGGCTGCTGCCGGACACGGAGCCCGGCGCGATCTTCGTCGCCGTCACCGCGCCTTCTGTCAGCTGGTATCCGGCCACCGCGCTGCTTTCCACGGCAAACACGTTCCCGACCTTGATGCTCTTGTACCGCTTAGTCAGAGCATCCCATTCATAGCCGGACACCTGCGCCTTGGCCACAAAGCCTGTCGGCGCATGACGTATGCGCACCAAATCGTATAGAAAGACTCTCTCCAGATTACGGTACTGCCTATATTCCTCAGTATCGCCGATGTGGATGAAGTCGATATCCAGCGTCAGATCAGGCATATCGCAGCCCTTGGCGAACTCATCCGCTGCCGCCTGGCGCATCAGCTCATAGCACTCTTCTTTGGTGAAGGGCTCGATATCGGATGCAGGCACATCCTCATCATCGCTTTCTTCTACAACGACTTCTTTCGCATCCGATACTGTCAGCGTGCCAGTATGTATCACGGGATATTCGCCGATATGCGGGCTGTCGATCCACTGCTCCGGCAGCAGCATCCTGCGCCCATCCGCGTCCTCGCCGATGGGCACGATGCGCGTGACCACGCCGTCCGTGCTCTTGCTCCAGGAGATGCCGGTCATGTTTTTACCGTAGACGATCTCATAGCCCCTGTCGGGAGGATCGTCATTGTCCAGCAGGTAGAAATCGGCATTGTTCCGCACCAGCCTGGACCGGGAGCGCTGAACCAGCCCGATATCCGGGTCGAGCAGGTACTTGATGGGATTGACGAAGCTGCGGTCGCCCAGGCTGACCCTACGGGCAATATTGGTGGCCAGGATGCGGTCATCCGGGAACATGAGCGCTTCACGCATTTTGGAAAGAGCGTTGACCACATAGGTGCCGACCTGGATGGACAGCCTGCCGCACATGTTGCCCATGAAGTCATAGCTGATATGCCGCGCCTCCACGGTCACCTCATGATTGGCGGTGTCCACGCTGACAGAATGGATACGAAAGCACTGCTCGGTGGCCTGCTCCGCTGGAACGATGACCGTGCCGTCATCCTCCAGCGGCTTGTAGGCCGGGACCGGCGCTTTGATGATCCGCTCTTCCTGCAGTTCCTTCCAGCGCAGGTCCTCCGTGATAGGATGTACCAGCGTCAGGCTAAAGTCGCCGCCTGCGATCTCTGTTACGGTGCAGGAGGAAGGCTGGAGGATGCACAGGCCGTTGCCATGCCAGTCCGTTTCATTGGCTTCATATATGCAAACCATCCGCATCCTCCTCTCTGATCAGATATATCGCCAATTTGGCGTCACTACCAGCCTTGTCACCGTCCCAGTCCAACTGATAACGCTGTCCCCAGGCGGTAAATACTGCGGATCGCCATCAACCTTGTCGTTGAGCAGCTGGCCGCCGTCCAGGCTGGTACATTCCTGCGCCTCCCAGTCCAGCACGATGCCGTTGCCGATGCCGCTCAGCACGACCGCACCGCTGTAGGTGATCAGGGTGATTGTCCCGCTCCCGTACAGGGTGAATTTCGGAAACGCGGGAACTGTACCTGGATTGTGGATCATCATGCCGCTGGCTGTCAGGGTAATGTCCTCCGCAGGCGGATACAGGCGCTTATAGGGCTGGCACTGGAAAGGCACAGCGAAGCTCCTGAAGCCCCGTCCTCGGAGTATTTTGCTGAAATCAATCTGGTTGATGATCCGGGCGTCATAGGAGCGATTCGGTTCGTTGCCGAACACCACACTGCCCGACCCCTGGAGCCAGGCACAGATGGCGTCGATATCAGCATCCGGCCTGACCCAGCACTGCACGGTTCTTAGCACCGGCTCATAGACAGGAAGGTCACTCTCCGGCAGCATCAACACGCCAGAGCGCCCGGGAATGGTGATCTGGCTCACGCGCTCTTTCGGGCGGGAAATTACGGGATACTCAGAGACCATAATGCCGTAATTCTCAGAGCTCACCCCGTTCCACAGAAAATAAGGATGCGTAATGATCACCTCCGTCAGTAGCCGTACCCATGCTGCCGTCTGCGCGTCATGGCGCTGATCTGTGCTGCAAGGGACTGCGCGTCCATATCATTGGCCATGACCATGTTTTCCACGTTCACGGCGGGCACGGTTTCAGTCTCGCCATTGTTGGCGCGTACCGCGTCGATTAGATCCCGCAGCAGAGATTCCATGTTCTCTGTAGAACGATCGCCCATGAAGCCGGACATCACATCAATCATGCCAGCTTTCAACCTTGCGGACATTTCCGTCCATAGGGTATCCAATGGCAGGATGGCTTCGGCACCGGCCTCGCCGACACCCTGCAGACCTGCGGCGCTGCCCAGGATGGTGGGCTTGTCGAAGATGCCGCCCAGTGCGTTCCAGGAGACAGACAGCTTAGGCAGCTTGATGCCCCAGCCGATGTCGTTCCAGGTGACGCTGATGCGGGGCAGCTTGAACTCCGGCAGCTTCCACTGGAAATTAAACAGGCCCTTGAAGTAGTTGACCTTTTCCTGCAGCCAGGTCTTTGCCGATTCAATGGGGCTTTTGATCACGCCCAGCACGCTGTCCCATGCGCCTTTCACGCCGTTCTTGATGTTGGTCCAGCCGTTCACGATGCCTGCTTTCGCATTGGTAATGGCGGAGGACACCGCGTTGGTGATGTTATTCCAGGCTGTAGTAGCGTTGCTCTTCAGAGTATTCCAGGTGCCTTCAATGCCGGATTTGATGTTGTTCCATCCAGTGGTGGCCCCGCTCCTGATATTATTCCACGTGGTAGAGAAGAACGAAGTGACGCCGTTCCATACCTCTGTGGCTTTGCTGCTGATGCCCGTCCATACGCCGCTGATCCAGGTAGTGAAAGAATTCCACGCGGTTTCCGCTCCGGTCTTGATAGAAGTCCATACGCCAGAAATCGTTGTCTTAATGCCGTTGAACACAGTACTGGCCGTGTTGGAGATGCCATTCCACACACCGCTGATCCATGATGTAAACGAGGTCCAGGCGGTATTGGCAACAGTTGAAATGCTCGACCATGTACTGGAGAAGAACGATGTCACGCCGTTCCACACGGTACTGGCGGTCGTGGAGATGCCGTTCCATACACCGCTGATCCAGGTGGTGAACGATGTCCATGCTGTGTTGGCGGCAGTGGATATACTTGTCCAGATGCCGGAGAAGAAGGACACCACGGCATTCCACACCGTGGAGGCAGTTGTGCTAATGCCATTCCATACGCCTGTGATCCAGGTGGTGAACGATGTCCACGCTGTGTTGGCCCCGGTGCTTATGCTCGTCCAGATGCCAGAAAAGAATGTAACAATGCCATTCCACACGGTTTCGGCTGTCGTTTTGATGCCGCTCCATATGCCGCTGATCCATTCCGTGAATGTCGTCCATGCTGTATTTGCTCCGGTGCTGATGGACGTCCAGATACCAGAGAAGAAGGTCACAATGGCATTCCACACGGTTTCCGCTGTCGTTTTGATGCCATTCCATACACCGCTGATCCAGGTCGTGAAGTTCGTCCACGCAGTACTTGCGGCGGTGGAAATGCCCGTCCATACACCGGAGAAGAAAGAAACGACAGCATTCCACACCGTAGCGGCAGTCGTTTTGATGCCTTCCCATACTCCGCTGATCCATTCCGTGAATGCCGTCCAGGCAGTGCTGGCGGTGGTGGCGATGTTGGTCCATGTATCAGAGAACCATTTCTTGATGGCGTTCCATGCTGTGACCACGCCCGTCTTGATTGCGGTCCAGGCATCAGAAAAAACCTGCCCCAGATCGATACCGAAGGACTCCGCAATGCCGCATAAGGTTTCCCAGAACTGTGAGAAGAAATTGCCAATGGCCGTCCACACATCCTGCAGAGCGGTACACAGACTGTCCCAGGCATCTTTGATTCCCTGGGTGAATCCATCCCAGTCTCCCGAGAACAGGGAGACAATGGCGGAGAAAAGGTTCGCCAGGAAATCCACGTAATTGACGATGGCGTCAATCACCGGGCCGATGGCCGCGATGATACCGGAAACCGCCGATACCACGACAGCCACCACCGCGCCGATTGCAGCGCCAATAGCTTCGAACACAGGCATTAGCTTCAGCACGATGCCCTGGATCGTTCCCCAGAGCTTCTGCAGGGACGCCTTGATCGGCTCAAACCAGGACTGTAGGGTCTGAAAGGCGCTGATGAATGCCGCCTTCACCTTTTCAAATGCGGCGCAGATCTGCTGCCAGATGGCGTTGACCTTATCCCTGAATTCCTCATTGTTTTTGTACAGAGATATAAACGCGGCGGCCAAAACTGCGATGACGGCGATCACAATGCCAACAGGGCCGGTCAGCGCAGTCATAGCCTTGCCCAGCAATCCGGTGACCTTTGTCGCTCCGGAAATGACCTTCATCACGGAGCCTACGTTCTTGATCACCTTACCGATGCCGGTGATGAGCTTGCCGCCCACCAGGAGCACCGGGCCGACAGCGGCGGCGATTGCGGCGATCCTGATGATGGTGTCCTTGGTTATGTCATCCAGGCTGGTCAGCCAGTTCACGATGGCGGTGATCTTTTCCACCGCTTTCTGGACCATGGGAGCCAGCCGCTCACCGAAAGAAATGGCGAGCCCCTCCACCGCTGATTTCAACGTGCGGAAGGAGCCGCCGAGGCCGCTCTCCATGGTGTCGGCCATCTGCTGGGCTGCGCCTTCGCTGCCCTCAATGTAGCCCATGAGCTCGTCAAACTCAGTGCCGCATCCGTCCAGCAGCGCTGTCACGGCGGCGAGGTCCGTCTTATTGAAGATGGTAGAGATGATATTCTGTTTCTGCTCTGCGGTCATGCCGTCCATGGACGCGTTCAGATCCATCATGATGTCGTTCATGGACCGCATGTTGCCAGAGCTGTCATAGACCGATACGCCGAGGGCCTCCAGCTGCGCGGCTGCCTTGTCTGTGGGCTTCGTCAGCGACAGGATGACATTGCGCAGGTGCGTACCGCCCTCCGCGCCCTTGATACCACGGTTGGCCAGGATGCCCAGCTCAGCATTCAGTTCGGCGGTGCCGCCCTTGAGGTTTTTGGCTGTGCCGCCCACGGTCAGTATGGCTTCGCCCAGCTGGCCAACGGACGTGTTGGACTTCTGCGCCGTCACAGCCATCTGATCAGAGAACGTGCTCAGCTGGTCCATGGAGAGTCCAAGAGCCGCCATGGCATCTGTGGCCAGGTCAGAGGCATAGGCCAGATCCAGCCCGCCCGCCTGCGCCAGGGCAAGCACCTGCGGCAATGCCGCGCACGCCTCGTCCGCGTCATATCCGGCCAGAGCCAGGTAGTTCAATGCCTGGGCAGCTTCAGATGCGGAGTAGCGTGTCGACCGGCCCATCTCCTGCGCCGTGCTGTTGAGCAGGGCAATCTGCCGGTCTGCCTCTTCTGACGAGCCAGCCACAAGGCCCATGGTGGCCTGTACGGTTTTAAGGCTGTCGTCAAAGGATGTGAAGGTGGTGATGCAGGCGGTGCCCAGAGCCACGATGGGCGTGGTCAGCTTCGTAGTGAGCTGCTGCCCGACCTGGGATACCTTCTTGCCGACATTCTCCAGCTTCGCGCCGATGTTTTCCAGCTGCGTGCCCAGCTGATAGAAACCGTTCTGCGACAGCTTCAACTGCTGAGTGACGAGCTTCAGCGCCTGCTCGGTCTGGGAGACTTTCTGTTTTGCCTGCTCCAGCTGGGCGGCCAGCTTTTTCGTTTCCTCGGAGTTCTCGCCGGTCTCAGCCTTACTCTTTTCATAGGCGGCCTCGAGATCGGCCACCTTCTGCTTCTGCGCTGCCAGCTTGTCCGTCAGGGTCTGCGCAGAGGTCTGAAGCTGCACCGTCACCTGTTTGAAATTGGTGATCCCGGTGGCGGCGTTGGTGCAGGAAGCCTGCAGCTTCGTCATCTGCCCCTCGAACTTGGACAGGGAGCCTTCAAACTGAGTCGTGTCGAGAGACAGGCGTACGATCAGGTCAGACGTGCCGGACGCCATGGGGAATCACCTCCTTCGTTATTTCTTTCGATCAGGTTTCGACATATGCTCACAGTGGCATTTGAATACCGCATGCAGCTTTCGCAGGGTGCTTTTCCAGAACACAGATTCGCTCATGTTCAGCACTACGGTCCCCACGTAATACAGCAGCACCCAGTCCACAGATTCCTGCGCGCCGGATGCCGCCGTATCAAATGAGTCCCACAGCGCCTTTACCGAGGGTCTGGGGCCACGGCATTCTCCGTATCTCCGGTATCCTCAGGCAGCGCGGCAGTCAGCGCCTCGGTGATCTGCTCCATGATCTTTTCCACATTGGTCAGGGAGATCATCGCGCCTACCTGGCGCTCGGTCAGTTTTTCGTCTTCATGCAAAAGGCCCGCCCACAGCAGCGTTCGGGTGGCTTTCACGGAGCCCTGCTGCATCTTCTGGAACGCCTGGTCCAGGGAGCCGAATTTGTCCTCCAGCTCCGCAAAGGCGTTCAGGTCGAAAAGCAGCGTGCGGGGCTTGTCCAGTTCAATGGGAATACGCACTTCCCGGATGTCATGCAGCGCCATAGTTTAGCCCTCCCCATTGGTCTCTTTGGTTTCTTCGTAGACCTCGTTGAACCAGCTTTCCACGCCGGTGAATTCCGGGTCGCTGGTGTCGGCAGAGATCTGCCAGTTGCCGTCATAGTCGCGCTGGACGAAGGTACCGGTCAGCTTGGGCTGACGCCAGGCGGGAGAATCATTGCTGGTGGAATATTCATCCTCGACCAGCTGGAACTTGCCCTTGTACAGCCATACGCAGCGGAACTGGTTCGGCTGAGGCTGGCTCATGAAGCCGATGGCCACATAGGGCGCTTCGTCGCTGGCGTTCTGCACCATGACGCCCTTTTCGTACTTATGGCCCAGCAGAACCGCCTGCGCCTTCATGGGAAGCGCGGCCAGCTCCAGCTCCAGAGTGATGTCGCCCAGCTGGGACGCGATGTCGAAAACGCCGTCATCCGCCCACAGCTTTTCCTGATTGGTGGTGGGCGAAATGCTGGCGGAGATCGCGCCTACCAGCGGTTCAGGCTTTTCATAGGAAACGCCCTCCGCCGTATCGCTGGTCAGGAGGGCGTAGTGGATATTGCGCAGCGACTGCCGCTGCGCCTTGACAGTGGTATTCTGAGGCATATCTGTTCTCCTCTCTTACTCCCAGGGGAACGGGAGCTGTTCTTTGATGGTATAGGTGGCGGACTTCACGTATATGTCCATATCCTGCAGGTAATCGTCCTGTACCTGCCCGTACCGCTGATAGCCGTTCCGGCGCATCGTTTTGTGTAAAGCCGCGTTGATGGGATACAGCAGGTTCTCCCGGGCGTAGATGCCGATACGGAAGGTGATCTCCTCCTCCAGTGGCTGGTCATCGGCGAAACGGGTGTACTCGCGATCCGATTCAAACACAGCCAGCCGGGGAAATACCTCCGCCTCTGGGGAAAGGATCTGATAGATGGCGGGATTGCCGTATGGGTCGGTGGCCAGGAGCGCTGTCAGATCTTCGCTTTCCAACAGCTCGTCCACCAGGGTCGATGCGTCCAATGGTGATCACCTCACTTGATGCCCAGCCGGGCTTCTATCTCGCGCTTCACGGTCTCCATAGCTTCATCTCCGCGCGCCTCCGCGCTCTCGCGGATGAAGGCGCGTTCCCGGATGCGTTTTGTGCCGTACTCGAGGTATTTCCAGTAATAGCTGGGGCCGTTCACGCCGCCGACGACCGTCACGCCGGCGGTGTATTTGCTTGCCGAGACACTGGTAGTCAGCTGATCCGCCAGATGCTTTGCTGTGCGTCCCTGGGTGGCGGGATGCCCGTGGGCGCTGCGGGGAGCCCGGACATGGGCTTCTTCTTTGATGATCTCCGCGCCCTTGCGGAGCGCTTGTCCGGCAGCGCCGCGCGCCTCTTTGCCCATGTTCTTCACACGGGTCCCCAGGTCTTTCAGCCCGTCAATTCTGACATTTGCCATCCGGCGTCACCGTCCTTGCCAGTATCTCCAGCGCCTCATGCCGGTTGTTTTTATCGAGGATAGAGGTGATGTCGTACACTGTGCTGTCCAGCCTGATCCGCATCTCGGCGGATACGTCCTTCCGGTAGCGGATGGTGAAGCGCACCTCGTTTTCCCGATTGATGGCCGCTGCCTCCCAGAACTCTCTACCTGACAGCGGCTCTGCTCCGCACCAGCAGATAAAAGCTGTTTCCCAGCGTTCCTTGCTGATACCATGCTCTACGGTCACGACACGCCGCAGGAATTCCACACGATTTCTCAGCCTGCTGGGGTAAAGCGGATTCTTCTTCACGGACGTCCCTCCCTGACAGCGAAAAGCAGAGAACGCAGCGTGAGCAGCAGACCATGATGATCTGCTTCCTCCCGGTGCTCATACAGGTACGCCAGCGTGAAATACACCGCCACGCGCAGCGAAGCCCGTAGTGAAATCACCCCGGGGCTGTCATCTGCAGTCGCGTCAGCATCCACCGCCGCCCATTCCTCATCGTTCAGCCGCGCCACATCGGCGCACAGCCTTCCGGCGGAGAGAAGGAGACTGCCGATCAGCGCGTCATCGGCATCGGTGTCCACCCTCAGGTACTCCTTGGCCTCAGCCAGTGTAATCAGCGCCATTCGACAGCCTCCCTCCCGTTATTCGCCATCGGCATCTTCGTCCGCAGTAGTGTCAGCAGCCATAAGGCCGGCTTCCTTCAGCTTTGCCAGCAGCGCATTGAAATCATCCTTCAGGGCAGCAACGGTAGCAGCTGTGCTGGCAGCCTGGTTCTCTGCAGGAGTAGAGCCAGGGAGCCCCTCTACAGAGGCTCCCTCTTCAAACACCAGCTTTCCGCCGATATGGGTGACGTCGCCGCCCTGCTCGGTGTAGTTCTTCACGTTATAGCTCATAGCCGCGCCCTCCTCACTTCATCTGGAGCAGCTGGATGCCCTCGGGCAGGATCACCTTGCCGTCCACGCGCTCGGTGGCCACAAAGCCGATCTGGCCGTTGGTGGCATACAGTTCATTCAGGCGCTGCACCGTGCGACCCATGCGGTCGCCGATCCAGTAATTGTTGAAATCACCAAAGGCGATGGGCAGCGCGCCGGCAGCCATGGTCGGCGCATAAGGAGACGTCACCAGGTCGAAGCCCAGCAGCTTGTCAGGCTGACCCGCTTGCAGGGCAGGCTGCCACAGGTACACGCCGTTGCCGTCCTTCAACTTGCGGATAGCGGGCACCGTCGCGTCGTTCATCAGGAACTTCGCGTTCCTGCGATAGGGAGACTTGAGCGCGTAGATCAGGCTGATCAACTCATCGGCAGTCACAGCGTTGGCTGCGGTAGCCGTCACGCCTACCGTGCCGCCGTTGGCAGTGAAGATGCCCGTGGGCTGGTTGGTGCCAGTGCCCACGCAGAAAGCCTGCTCCTCAGCCACACCGAAGGCGCGGGCAATCTCAGCGCTGATGTAGCTCTCCAGGTCAAACTCAGAATCCTGGAGAAGCTCCACGCTCACGCGCAGCAGGTCGGTCAGCTTGAAGGCGTCGATCTGCTTCTGGCCGAAAGTCGGATTGCTCTCGGTGTATGCCGCGTTCTCAGCCGTCCAGGTGGCCACGGAATGGCCCACGGCGATGGGGATCTTCCGGTCATGATGCGTGGTGATGACCTTGGCGATGGAGCGGATGATATTGCTCTCTTCCAGCTCCGTCACGATCTGATGCTCAAACTCAGTGGGTACCAGGTAGCCGCCGTCCGCATCGGTGCTTTCGGACAGTACGTTGTGGATGGGCGTCTTGCCCCTCAGATGCCTGCCGAAATCCTCACGATAGGCACTGGAAGCGCGACCGATCTTTTCAGGCTCGGCGTTCTTCTCCGGCTTTTCAGTCAGAGGTTTGTTCATGGGCTTGGAAAGCTCAGCCTCCCTGGCGTCGCGGCGCTCCATGCGGTGGATCTCGTTGGTCAGGGCATCCAGATCGGTTTCCATGGAAGCATAGGTGGCATCATCCTCGGCGGACAGTACGCCCTTTTCATTGCGATGGGTGTCCAGAAAGCCTTCCATGGTGGCCCAGAGCTTAGCGCGCTTTTCGCGCATTTCAACGATGGTCATAGACAATTCCTCCTGTCACATATAGTTTTTGATGGTCATGAGACGGGCTTTGAGATCATCAACGCGCCGTCCCTGGGGAATGGTGGGTTCTTCCGGTACTGGCTGAACCGGCACAGGCGTTTTTTCTGGATCAACCGGCATAGCCTTAGCCGTCAGCTTGTTGATGAGCGTCCGCTCCACAGCGCTGTCCGAAAAAGCGAAAGCCGGCATATCGGTGTTCAGCTTTTCGTCCGTCAGGATGTCATCCACAAAGCCCAGTTCGATGGCTTTGTTGGCATTCATCCATGTGGTAGCGTCCATCATGTGGGAGATTTTCGCCCGGCTGAGTCCAGTCCTGATCTCATAGGCGTTGATGATGCTTTCCTTCACCTCGTCCAGCATCTCGATGGCCTTGCGCATATCCTCGTGGTCGCCCATGGCAATCGTGGCCGGATTATGAATCATCATCATGGCCGTCGGTGCCATGAGAACGGTAGTGCCCGCCATAGCAATGACCGATGCCGCCGATGCGGCGATGCCGTCAATCTTCACGGTCACGTTTCCGGGATAATCCATGAGCATGGCGTAAATTTGGCTGGCGGCCACGCAGTCCCCGCCGGGTGAGTTCAGCCAAATGACGACGTCTCCCGTGCCGGAAAACAGCTCGTCACGGAACTGTGCCGGGGTGATATCGTCGTCAAACCAGCTTTCCTCGGCGATGGTACCGTAGAGCTCCAATACGCGCTCAGCGGCTTCTTCGCCGTCCGCCTGATTCTTCCACCGCCAGAACTTCTTCTGTGCTTTCATCAGAATCGGTGTCCTCCTTTTCCGTCGTATTCGCAAAAGCGCCCGCCCTGTCGAGCGGGAGCATGTTGCCGTTGATAAGATACAGGTCGCCTCCGCTCTCCGGCGGGATGCGGTCGAGGTTTTCCAGTTCCCGGATGTCGTTGGCCGACATCCATCCGTTTTGTCTCGCCGTGGCGTACCCGTTCATGCGGCTCTGGTAATCGCCGCGCAGCAGGCCTTCCAGGTTGAATTTCACGAAATACCGCGTCTTCTCCTCATCCTGCAGGAGCGTGCGCTGTATGGACTGCTCCCAGCGCACCACCCAGGGATCGAGGGTGTATTTCACGAATTCCAGCGACTGCTGCTCGATATTGGAAAAGCTCGACTTGTCCAGGTCGCCCACCATGTGGGGCGGCACCCGGAAAATACGGGCGATCTCGTTGATCTGAAACTTCCGGGTCTCCAGGAACTGCGCCTGCTCCGGGGAGATAGAGATGGGCGTGTATTTCATGCCCTCTTCGAGCACGGCCACCTTGTGGGCATTGCCACTGCCGGAAAAGCCCCTTGTCCAGCTGTCCCTGACTTTCTCCGGATCCTTTACCGTCCCCGGATATTCCAGGATGCCGCTGGGCGTAGCGCCGTTCGCGAAGAACTTGGAGCCGTACTCCTCCGTTGCGATGGCCAGGCCGATAGCGTTTTTCGCCATAGCGATAGGGCTGTAACCCACAAGTCCGTCAAAACCCAGGCCTGGGATGTGCAGAACATCCTTTGGCGACAGGATGACCTTTGCGCCTTCGGAAATCGGCGCTTCCTCGCTGGACCGCTGATAGGTGTAGTACAGATGCCCGTCCTGATCCCGATCCACCGACATCTTGTTGGGCATCAGGGGATACAGCGCCACCACTTCGCCTTTGCCGTTGCGTATGATTTGCGCATAGGCGTTGCCCCACAGGAGCAGGTGCGTCATGAGCGTCTCACGGAAGACGAATGAACTCATCTCCGGATTCGGCTCGTCATGCAGCAGCAGGTACAGTGGATGGTCGATGGCTTTCTCCTTACCTCCGTCATCACGGTACCGGTACAGGTGCAGCGGTAATCCCGCGATAGCCTCAGCCAGAATCCGTACGCAGGAATACACCGCTGTCATCTGCATGGCGGAGCGTTCCGTCACGACCTTGCCTGATGTGGTGCCGCCCATGTAGAAGGCATAGCCGCTGCCAACTGTGCGGTTCTGAGGCTTGTCCCTGATATGAAACAGGCTCGACAGTTTTCCCATGAATCATCCCTCCGTCATAGAAACAGAATGCCGCGGTCGTTATACACGCTTTCCTGCGTATCATTCCCGCAGCGGATGGCGCGGTCCAGGCCCATGATGGTGGCCACCGCGCCGTCGATTTTCTCCGTGGATTTCTCTTTATCAGCCTTGATGTTCCCGGCGGGATCGGTGCGGATGTATATGTTGTCCATCATCCACCGCAGCACCGGATGCCCGCCGTGAGCGATCCGCTTCTCCAGCACCAGCTTCATCAGCTCTTTCGTGGGCGGGGACATGTCCTTAAAACCTTGCCCGAAGGGGACCACGGTGAAGCCCATGCCCTCCAGGTTCTGCACCATCTGGACAGCGCCCCAGCGGTCAAAGGCGATCTCGCGGATGTTGAACCTTTCCCCGAGGCGCTCTATGTATTTCTCGATGAAACCGTAATGCACCACGTTGCCCTCGGTTGTCATGAGATAACCCTGCCGTTCCCACAGGTCGTAAGGCACATGGTCACGGCGGACGCGAAGGTCCAGCGTATCCTCCGGCACCCAGAAGTACGGCAGCAGGATATAGCGGTCATCCTCATCGGACGGCGGGAACACCAGCACAAATGCCGTGATGTCCGTGGTGGAGGACAGATCCAATCCTCCGTAGCAGACACGCCCTTCGAGGTCATCCTTATTTACGGGGAATGCGCAGGCATCCCATTTCTCCATGGGCATCCAGCGCACGGCCTGTTTGACCCACTGGTTGAGGCGCAGCTGGCGGAAGGAATTCTCCTCGCCGGGATTCTGCCGTGCCGATTCGCAGGCGGCCACCACCTTGTCTATGCCTATGGTCTCGCCCAGGGAGGGATTGGCCTTCTTCCAGACCTTGGGATCCGTCCAGTCCTCTGTATCGGACGCACCGTAGATGACGGGATAAAAAGTCGGATCGATCTTTCTGCCCTCCAGGATGTCCATCGCCTTCTGGTGGGTCTCATAGCAGATGGAATGCGTATCTGTGCCTGCGGTGGTGATCAGAAAATACAGCGGCTGCATGCGGGCATCGCCGGAGCCCTTCGTCATGACATCGAACAGCTTTCTGTTGGGCTGCGTGTGCAGCTCGTCAAAGACCACGCCGTGTATGTTGAAGCCATGTTTGGAATAAGCCTCCGCCGACAGCACCTGGTAGAAACTGTTCGTCGGCGCGTAAATGATGCGTTTCTGCGAGGCAAGAATCTTAACGCGCTTGCTGAGCGCCGGACACATCCGCACCATGTCGGCGGCCACCTCGAACACGATGCTGGCCTGCTGACGGTCGGCGGCGCAGCCGTAGACCTCGGCGCGCTCTTCGCCGTCACCGCAGCAAAGCAAAAGAGCAATGGCCGCAGCCAGCTCGCTCTTTCCGTTCTTCTTCGGTATTTCCACATAGGCGGTATTGAATTGCCGGTAGCCATTGGGCTTGAGGATGCCGAAAAGGTCTCGTATGATCTGCTCCTGCCAGTCCAGCAGCAAGAAGGGCTTTCCCGCCCAGGTGCCCTTGGTGTGGCACAGATTTTCGATAAAGGCCACGGCGAAATCGGCGGCTGCTTTGTCGTAATGGCTGTCCTTCGCCTTAAAGGCTGTGGGCTTGTACCGTTTCAGTTTTTTCGTGTTTCTCACCTCCTCAGGGCATAAAAATAAGACCTTCGCGGTCTTTCTGTACGAGATACAGCCCGCCTGGGCTGCTCCCGGGAATCTTCAGTTTCGTCGCAGTCAGTTGTTGCTGTAAAGCAGGATACAGAGCGCAAGCTGCGAAGGCTCATCTTCCGGCTCGGTGATCCAGCCTTTATCGTAGCTGGCGGTGACCTTGCCGTCCACGCTGATCGTCAGCCGGATGATCTTTCCGCCGTTCAGGCCATACTTCTTGCTTCTACTCTTGTTGCAGGTAATTTCGTACCGGCAGGAAGTGTACCTGTTCTTGTCCTTGGCATCGGGGATCCCGATGACGCCGTTCTGTGTGTTTGCCATGCTCTGCGCCTCCTCAAGCCTTCTTCACGTCGACCAGCCAACTGGCTTCCGGGTGGCTCTCGCCGGTGTCTTTTTCAACCACCATGCGGTCCTCATCGATGTAGTGGAGGCCTTTGCCAACCTTGATCAGCCTGACACTCTCGAAGCCGGGAATGCTGGTGCGGTAAACGCTGGCCGTGCGGCTCTCGCCGTCGTAGCTCTTGCCGTCCCAGCCGTTGAAGGCGAAGGTAACCTTTTCCTTCGTCTTGGTGAAGAAGCGTTCGAAGTCCTCGCGCAGGATCGCAGTGTTGTAGTCTTCCAGGAAGAAGTGGGTTCTCAGTTCGTAGGCGTTCGTCATGGTGGTGTCCCTCCGTTCGTGTTTTCCCCTTGGGGTAGTGTATATATCACTCTAAACGGAGGAAATAGCAAGTCATTTCTGCGGATATTCCAAGATAAATATATGTGTTTTTCGGATCGGTGCGGAGGCGGTTCATGACGAGAAACACAGCCTTTCCAGGCTGCGTCCCGGCTCTTGCATGCGTTTCTCAGTCGAGGGCTTGGGCGAAGCGCTCGCGCTCTTCCGGGGTATAAAGCTCGGTCCAGGGATGCTCCTCGCCGCGCAGGTCGAAGGTCAGTCCGTAGATGTAAATGATCCGCTCTTTGTCGTCGTACATCGTGCGGTCCACCCGGACGCTGGCGGGGTGGAAACCCCAGCCGGTGTAGAGGTCGTGCAGGGCGTGCTTGTATTCGGAACCGCCGTCGGTGCGGATCGTCAGGGTCGTTCCGTATCCCAGGTCAAACTGCTTTTCGTACCGCTTGATGTAGTTGAACTCGTTTCTCTCTTCGCGCTTCATGGTGGTTGCCTCCGTTCGTATTTTCCCCTTGGGGTAGTGTATATATCACTCTAAACGGAGAGAATAGCAAGTCCATTCTGCCCGGTTTTCGCACATATAATTGATAACACTTTGTGTCATGCCTCATACGACCAACAGAGCCTTTCGGCTCCGTGGTGGCTGGTCTCCAGCGGGTTTCAGTTGACGCTGAAGCGGATGCCCATGACCTCAGTGGGCTCTTCGTCGCCCCAGCGGTTCTCGTGGCGGGTGATCGTGCAAAGACCGGTCATCGTGCAGCCCTCAGCGGCAAAGGCGTGAAGGTTTTCCATCACCGCCGTCGACTGGTTGGTGTAAACGAAGGTGTCAATCCCGGCGTTGCGGAGGGCTGCGATGAAGTCGTGCACCTCTTTCTCCCAGAGGAATTCGTCCATCTCCAGCTCGTCCTCCTGCCGGCTGAGGCTGGAGGCCCAGGCGCGGTAGGCCTTGCAGGCTCCCTGCTCAAAGGGGAACTTGGCTGCGGCGTCCTCTTCGTACCAGGCCTTTAGCTCTTCGCTCTCCCAGCCCAGGGTGTCGATGATCTTCTGCTTGCGGGCTCTGCGTTCAACGCGGGCTGCTTCGTACTCGTGTCCGATGCGCTTCAGGTCCAGGAAGTAGGTGTTGTTCGCGTTCATCATGGTTCCGTCCTCCTTACTGCTGCATCGCCCATGCCAGGGCGTGGCCGTTGTCTTCGAAGCGCTCTTCGCTCACCGCGATCAGCCTGATCTCGCCTTCGCAGGATAGGTCGTCATCGGTGTGCTCGTAAACCGCGCCGTAGTAGCAGGGTTCCTTGTAGGTGTAGTAGTATCCGGCGACCAGGAAGCGCTTTCCGAAGTTCACGTTGCAGGTCCAGCGGCAGGCCAGGTTCTCAGAGGTGGTAGTTTCCGGCAGGCGGTTGGTGCGGGCGGCTTTTTCAAGGTTTGTCATGGTCTTTTCCCTCCGTTTTCGTTGTGCTGTGTGCCTTTCAGCATGTGTATATATCACTCTAAACGGAGAATATAGCAAGTTATTTCTGCCCGGAATCCGCACATATAATTGATAACTTTCTGTGTCGTCTACGACCAAAAGAGCCGAGTGGCTCTTCTGGTTGCAAGGCTTAATCCGCCTCACCGGTCATAATGAAATGCGCGTATTCTTTGCGGTGTTCCTCCAGGTAGCAGACCAGCTCGTAGTACCCACGCTCATAGGCCAGCCGCTGGACCATGGGAACGTCAAACATGTTGGTGAGGCCGGTGTCCCGGATGGCGAGGATCTGCTTTTTCACTTTCTCAGTCATGATCAACCCTCCTGCAGCTGTCCTGTCCGTAGGCGACACCCAGGCCGCTGCCCGTGGCCCACGCCACATGGATGGTGCCAATGTCGTCCACAGCGATCACCTTGCCAAGGGTGCCAGGCTGCGGTGCCTGCGGGTCATCCATCTGAACCAGCTCCACCGTGCATCCGGCGGGGTAAGCCCTGCGGAGGGCTTCGATGGTTTCTTTACTCGGCGTCCGCATCATCGCTCACCTCCATTGCCTGCTTCATCGCCTTCAGGGCATCGCGCCTTTCATTCTGCTTCTGCTGCCAGCGCTCTTTGTCCTCTTCGGTACGGAAAGCGCAGTGCCCAGAAAGGTTTTTCATCAGGATGCGGCGCTCGTCTTTGTATTCCGGTCCGTTCATCCCCAGGCGCAGGAGCCAGATACGCATGGCGTACTTTTCGTTGTCAGCGCTGACCGCTTTTGCCTGAATGCGCTGCTGGGCGATGGCCTGCTTGTTCATCATGGCGCAGAGTGTGGTAAAGGTGCGCAGGACCGCAGGGTCTTCCGTTTCCGGCAATGTGCTGAATGTCAGCTTGTCCGGTTCAATGACCAGCCCATTGGCCGCCTTGCCATGCTGGTTTTCATAGGCCTCCACCGTCTCGAAAAGGCGCTCCGTGGTAAGCACGCAGGCGTCGTTCTGCAGGGCTTTGACCAGCCCTTCATCCACTCGGAAGGCTGTGCCCAGCGCTTTGTTGAGCAGCTCCGCACGGGTGTAAACCAGGTTGATCAGGTTGCGCAGGGTCAGGCCGGTGTGCCTCGCCATCGGCAGGGTGACCGTCAGCTCAACGGTGTCGCGGTCCTCACTGGTGTTCTCGCTCTCCTGGGGCTCCGTGTCCGCCGCTGTGGGCGTTTCCTGGGCTTGCTCCGGCGCTTCGGTCGTCTCACCGATGCCCTCGAAGCCCGCCGCGCCAAGCGCCTCCAGCACCGCCTCGACCTCTTCGCTGTCGGAGCAGTCGCTGAACTCCAGCGTGCCGTCCCTTGTGACGGTGAAGTAGTCGATCTCGTAGGCGTAGGTGGGTGTGCGCATGTACTTGGCCTGCGCGCCGGTCGTCTCCGCGATGACCTTGACCATCGCTTTACGCTGCTCTCCGGTTACGTTGTAGTGAATCCTCATGGTCGAATCCTCCTGTTCTTTTTCCCCGGTCTCCCTTGGGGTAGTGTATACATCACTCTAAACCGGAAAAATAGCAAGCGGATATCGAGACATTTATCAGAAAAGTCTCATATCAGCCCTCGGTCCGCATCAATGATGGCTATCCGCATATGCGATCCTTTGCGATCTGGAAATACGACACATCGATCTCCATACCGATGAACCGCCTGCCAGTGTCCTTGCAGGCAAGGCCAGTGGTCCCGGAGCCCATAAATGGATCGAGCACGGTGTCGCCTTCATTGCTCCAGCTGAGGACATGATCCCTGGCCAGCGTGTAAGGGAAGACGGCGGGATGGCCAGTGTCCACACTGTTTCTCGGAATCAGCCACCAGTTGTTCCGGCGGCTGGTCTCCGGCGTGACGCGCACGTGCCCGTTTTCGTCATTGATGCTTCCATCCGCGCGCCTGCGGCCTTTACCCACTCGGGTGTGTCCTGCGGTCAGGTTCATGTGGTCCTGGATCAGGTTGACGGTCTTTGGTCTGCCTTTGGAGAGCACAAACATATACTCGAAATTCTGCCGGTAACAGAGGTTGCTGCCCACAGAGCCACCGCCGTCCTTAATCCAGATCATGGTATCGTGGAGATTAAAGCCGATGTCATGAAAGTGCAGCGCCTGCCGGAAGGATGATCCTGTTTCGCTGCCTTTGACCGTGGCGTCCGCGACAATCCATACGATGCAGCCGCCTGGTTGTGTTACTCGATACAGCTCCTTCGCAATCCCCATGAACTTTTCATGCGACCACTGAGCAATGTTGCCATTGTAGGTGCGCATGTTGTCATACGGCGGAGACGTGACGGTCAGATCAATGCAGCCATCCGGCAAGCCCTGAAGCAGCGTCAGGCAATCTCCCTGCATCAGCTGAATGGGATCAGGCATCCGTTTCAACTTCTTTCACCAGGTCGGCGTAGGCCAGCGTCTTGCCATCTCGCTCTACAAACACTTGATCCGCGTTGCCGAAATCTTCCACGTAGCGACGAAGGATGACGGAGGCGTATTTCGGATCCAACTCGGACATGAAACAAATTCGGTTTGTCTGTTCGCAGGCCATCATGGTGGAACCGCTGCCGCCGAAGGTGTCCAGAACGATGCTGTTTTCTTGGCTGCTGTTCCCGATGGGATAAGCCAGCAGGTCCAGCGGCTTGCTCGTTGGGTGATTTTCATTTCGCTTGGGCTTGGCGAAATTCCAGATGGTGGTCTGCTTGCGGTCGGAGTACCAGGGATGCTTTCCGTTCTGCAGGAAGCCGTACAGTACAGGCTCATGCTGCCACTGGTAATCCGAGCGGCCCAGCACCAGGCTGTCTTTGACCCAGATACAGCACCCGGCCAGATGGAACCCTGCATCTACGAAAGCGCGGCGGAAATTGAGCCCCTCGGTGTCTGCGTGGAACACATACGCCACGCCGCCCTTCTCCAAGGCATCCGCCATGTTTTTCAGCGCCAGCAGGAGGAAGCCATAGAATTCTTCATCCTTGATGCTGTCGTTCTGTATAGTCAGGCCCGAGGCGCTTTTGAAGGAAACGCCATACGGCGGATCCGTCACGACGAGGTTGGCGCGCTTACCGCCCATGAGGCGCTGCACGTCTTCTGCTCTGGTAGCGTCACCGCAGAGCAGCCGGTGCCTGCCGACCGTCCAGAGATCGCCGGGCTCCACAAAGGTAGCTTTTTCCAGCGCGGCGGTCAGGTCGAAGTCGTCATCCTGCATTTTCTTCTCATCGCTGCCCATATACGATGCCAGTTCTTTTTCATCAAAGCCGGTGAGCGACAAGTCGTATGCCATCTCCTGCAGGGATTCCAGTTCCACCTTCAGCAGTTCTTCATCCCAGCCCGCGTCCATGGCCATGCGGTTGTCGGCCAGGATGTAGGCTTTTTTCTGCGCCTCGGTCAGATGATCCACATACACGCAGGGGACCTCCGTGAAGCCTTCCTCCCGTGCGGCGGCGATGCGCCCATGCCCGGCGATGACGTTGTAATCGCGGTCGATGAGGACAGGGTTGACGAAGCCGAATTCCCGTAAAGAAGCCCGGAGCTTTTTGATCTGCTCCGGGCTGTGGGTGCGGGCGTTATTGATGTAAGGGATCAGGCGCTCAATTGGCACCTGAGTCATTTCGTTCGTTGCGATTCTGCTCATGGTCATCACCTCAGAACAAGCCCCACTCGGCGAACTTCTCAAAACCGCCGATGGCCGCGATAAACTGCGCAGCTTCCGCCACAATCTCCTCATAAGGCAGGCCATCCACGGTGTCATCGCCGATGGCGCAGCAGAGCATAACAGGCTCACCAGTCTTCTGGGCTTTCAGGAAGGCGTGAATGTTGACGGATACGTCCGCCTTGGACATGTCCTTGCCATGCAGGCCTCCGCCCGTCACGCTGTCAGCCATGTCGCTGCCCAGCTTGCGGTTGGTGGCTCCGCTATCCACATTGATGCCGCCCGTCCAGTCGCCCAAAGGGTTGATTTCAGCATCGGGGAATTCCGCTTTAATGTCAGCGGCTGGGGCATTGCTCTGGCAGATAATCAGGCGGTTGCCGTCCAGAATGTACTTTCCGTCACAGGGATATTTCGTGTAGATGCGCCGCGCGATGGCGGACAGCTGTTTCTGCTCTTCCATCAGCGGCATGCCTTTGAAGATGCCGTTGTCACCGCAGCGGATGCCCTCCGCCTGGTTTGCAGCAAGGTGGGCGTCCTGGTCCACCTCGCAGTAATCCATGATCACGCCTTCGCCGGCAATCCTGGTGACGGTGTCCTGCACGAAGGTGGCGGGAATATGTACCGAAGTCTCTGCAATGATATGACAGACCCGGTGGCCGATCAGCACCTCCACCGCGATGCGGGGATTGGACTGTACGGAATAGGCATAGTCTACCAATGCACCGGCGATGCGGTCCGCGATTTTGTCCGGGTGCGCCGGATTCACTTTTTCGATCATCTGTGTTTGCTCCTCGCTCTCAATAGTTTCTCCATGGCATCGTCCTGGGGACTGCCTTCATACGCCGTGGTGCTGTTCTGCTTCACAACGTCGAATATCTCATACCAGAGCAGGTTGGCCTGCTTCTGAAAGGAAAGCGCCATCTGCACAAAGGGACTGGCTATGGGCGCGTTGGTTGTGGGGTGCTTTCCGAGCAGGCCGAACTTGCTGACTGCTTCGGAACATTGGATGTACCGGGCAAACGCCTCGCTGTAGCTTTCCACCAGACGGTGATTGACCAGCCGATCGCAGCCGCGCTCCTTCAGCCAGCGCATGGTTTCGGTATAGATGATGTCAGCGCCGAGTGGTTCGCCGTCCCGCTGCTGGGCGGAAAGATAGCTGTCCGGTTGCGGGATATCCGCGCCGGGCAAATCCGCGATGACACCGTAATCGTCCACGCCTTCCAGCTCAGTTCCGGTGAAATCCATGACCTGAGCGGTCGTTCCTTTTTGAATTTTGTCGACGAGATCATCAGGCTTGTGCCCGGCACGGACACGCCTTCCGCCTCTGTTGGTACCGTCTCTTGCCACTTCATCACCGTCCTTGGGTCAATACCCCGTTTGAATTGAAACTTTTCTGCGCGAGAGGGGCGCGCGGTCTCCTGAGAAAAGGTTTTTAGAGATTTTGACTGCCCCTGGGGTCTGTGTCAGTAGCGGTAGGTGGGCCTGCTGTCCTCGAGACCGGTTTTCCGGTCGTGGCAGGCTTTGCACAGCGGCTGCCAGTTACTCTCGTCCCAGAACAGTTTCGGGTCACCTCTGTGGGGCTGTATGTGGTCGACCACCGTTGCGGCTATGTACCGTCCATTTCGTTGGCATTCAACGCACAGCGGATGCCGGTGAAGAAAAGCCTTTGATGCTTTCTGCCATCTGCGGCCATACCCTCGGGCTGCTGCCGACCTGGTTTCTTCCGGATGCAGTGTGCTGTGAACATCACAGTACTTTCTACCTCTTGGTACCAACCTGGGACAGCCAGGATGGGCACATGGGTGGTCTGGCATTCGCGGCATGCGCAGCGCCTCCTTCAGCTTGAAGCAGATCATGTACCAGCACGCTTCCAGCGCGCCAACCTTTCTGTACGGCAACATGATCACCATCTTTTCCACTTGTGTTACCTACCAAAATCGTGTATAGTAGTGTTGTCAGGGCAAGGCATGGTTTGGCTTGGCAAGGCGTGGAATCCAATCCTACGAAAGGAGGAAGCGTTTATGACAAGCATGAAGAATGAGCGTCAGCTCAGATATGCCCTGCGCAAGGCCGGATATGTTCTGCAGAAGTCTCGCGCGAAGAACTTGTCTTTGCACAACCAGCTTGGTTACATGATCATCAATGCACAGTACAACATTTGTGTTGGCGGCAGTGATTATGAATACACGCTGGAAGATGTGAACCAGTTTGCTGAGTGCTACTGCTGATACCAGCCATGCGGGAGAGTTGCCGATGTGCGACTCTCCTTTGTTATTGCTTTAATGGAGTTTGCCCGTCATCAGATGGTCGGCAAGCTCCAAAGCCTATGACAGGCGGATGGCGCGGAAGTGGAATCGTAATGATCACCCATCCGCGCTTTTGTTTTCGAATGAGAAAAGCCCCAGGGGATTTGCTCCCTCGGGGCCGCTCTTTCACGATATAAGCATATCACGTTTCGCAATGGAAATCTTCGCTGATTTTGGACACCTGCCGTGCCCGCCTACGCTTTTCCACGCTCTAAGGATAGCACATATCGCAAGGAACATCTTCTACAAATTTGGACATCACGGTTTCCCGAACAGCAACACCGTCAGATGATCCAGCGCACGGTTCTTGCGCTTGTAGGCGGAGGACTGCTCAATGCTGAAGTACTCCGCAATGGATGCCGCTGCGCTGCTGCCGTAAGCGTTGCCGTCACCGTAGAAGGCTTCCAGGCAATACCGCTCTTCCTCGGACAGCTGCTCCCAGGCAGGCTTGAACCAATCCATGTATTCCACCGCCTGCCTGTAACGCTCCTTCAGAATGTCGATCTCCTCAATACCGTTGATGATGCGCTCCTCGCCAGCGTGCGGGTTGTGGGCGTGCGGCATGCCGTCCAGCCGCATTCCACCGACGCCTGACATATAGTCATAGGCGTTACGCACCTCTTCGCCCGTGCTGCTGATGATGAACTGCATCGAATCATAGTCCTTGATGGCCGCGATTGCCGCGGACCGCTTGTCCAGGTACTTCCACATTACGCTCATGGCTCTTCCCTCCGAAAAATGGATTTGTGTTTCTCGGATTGCCATTGAGATTGACTCAGATTGTCAGGCGCGCCTTCACAGCCGCGATGAGGTTCTGCTGCGTGGTGTCCTTCTTTTCCAGGGCTTTCAGGACGTCCTCGTCAACGGTATCCCTCGTCAGGATGTGATGGATCGTCACCACTTCTTTTTGCCCCTGCCGCCAGAGGCGTGCGTTGGTCTGCTGATACATTTCCAGGGACCACACCAGCGAAAACCAGATCAGGATATGTCCGCCCTTCTGGATGTTCAGCCCATGACCGGCGCTGGCTGGGGAGATCAGCCCGACCTGGATTTTGCCTGCGTTCCAGTCTGCAATATCGGCATCACTCTTCAGGTCATGCGGCGCATAGCCAAGGTCTGTCAGATACTCTTGGATTCGCTCGTGATCGTGCTGGAACCAATACGCCACCAGTACGTTCTGCCCGTTTGCCTGCTCGATCAGGTCCGCCAGCGCTTCCAGTTTTTTGTCATGAAGCTTTTTCATATCGTGGGCGTCGTTGTAGATCGCGCCGTTGGCCATCTGCAGGAGCTTACCGGACAGGACTGCGGCGTTGGCAGCGTCGATGGTATCATCGCCCAACTTCACCAGCAGATCATCCCGCATATTGTCATAGGCGGTACGCTCAGTGGCGTCCATATCCACGTAGTGCCTGACCGTGACCTGATCCGGCATATCCAGGTAATCCAGCGCTTTCATGGAAACGGAGATATCGGAGATTCGGCTGTAGATCGCTTCCTCCGCGCCGGGCAGTGGCACATAGCTGAAGACCACGCCAGTATAGGGGTTCATGCCCGCCGCCTTGAAGTATGCCTCGCGGTATCTGCCGATAAACCGTCCCAGGCGCTGCCCATTGTCGATGAGGCAAGTCTCCGCCCACAGGTCCATCAGACCATTGCCAGCTGGGGTGCCGGTCAGGCCCACGATGCGATGGATCTTCGGGCGCACCTTCTTTATGGCCTTCCACCGCTGGGATTGGTGGTTTTTGAAGCTGGACAGCTCGTCGATTACCACCATGTCAAACGGCCAGGGGATTCGCCTTTTCTCCAGATAGTCCACCAGCCATTTGACGTTTTCCCTGTTGACGACGTAGACATCCGCCGATGCCGCCAGAGCTGCCTCGCGCTGTTTCGCGCTGCCCACCAGGACCGACATCTTGAGAAATGACGCCTGCTCCCAGGTCTCACGCTCCTCGGGCCAAACCGTCTTGGCGACCCGAAGCGGGGCGATCACCAGGGTCTTGGCAACATCGAAGCTGTCAAACATCAGGTCGGCGATGGCGGTCAGGGATATAGCGCTCTTGCCAAGGCCCATCTCTAAGATCAGCATTGCCTCTGCATGGGTTTTCAGAAAATCCACGCAGTAATTCTGGTATTCATGTAAATCGGTTCTTTTCATGGTTTTCCTTTCTCGTCCATCTCCCGCATGATGCGGTTCAGCAGCGCCGGGCCATCCAGGTCCGTTAGAGTGGCGAAGTAGTCCGAACAGAAGAACTTTGTCAGCTCTCGTACCTGGTTCTGCGCCACCTTGTCGTTTGGGTGCCGTCGCAGCCGCCTGTATGCGGGCTTGAAGTCTTTCACCGCCTGCAGGATGATGGCGTTGGCCAGGTCCTTCCAGCCCTCATCAGACATTCAGCTCCCTCCATGTGATCATGCTGATCGCCCCGGCGGTGTGGGATAGCTTCACGCGGTCGATCTCTTTCTCCCGAATCAGTTCAGTGATGGTCTCGGACTGCTTGCGCAGCGCCTTCATCGCGTCCAGGCGGCGAGCCTTTTGCGCCTCGACCTCTTTTTCCAGATAGGCGATGTATTCCTCGGCGTCGCTGTCGGGCCTGATCCATTCCTCCAGCAGCTCCCGCGCCTCCCAGCCCATTCTGTCTTCTATCAGTCTCAGCATATCTGCCAGGTCGAATACCGTCTCAACCTTGCCGTCCGGCAGCATAATCGTCGTCGCCATCGTTGCCTCCAATCTCCCGGATGATGCCGGGAATCTGTTCCGTGCTGTCCAGCACGTATACCTTGAAGCCCAGAGCGGTCAGCTGCCCATGCCGTCTGGTTTGCAGCGGGCGAGGCTTTTGCCCAGGAGCTTTTACCTCCACGAAGCCGATGCGCCCACCAGGCAAAAGCGCCATGCGGTCCGGCATACCATCGAAACCAGGCGATACCAGCTTGGGGCAGATGCCGCCTTGTGCCTTTACGGTCTGGACCAGTTTCTGCTCGATCTGCTTTTCTTTCATGTGCCCTCCATGTGTGACGACAGAGACAAGAAATCTCTATACGCGCGAATACGCGCAATCCGCATATCTATATGTCTATATTTCACTGTTTTTCTCTTATATAGATTTTCTTGTCTTGTCCGTCACAAGTTGTCAAAGCCCTTATAGAATGGGGCTTCTCGGGGTGTGACAGGTTCGCTTGGTGTGACAACCTCATGAGCCTGTCACGGGTACTTGTCACGTAAGCCGCCTGTACAGCCGCTGCAGCCCATAGATCGGGATGCGCTTGCGGGTCTCCGGTTTGGACCAGCCTTCCAGGTGCGCCATGATGGCAGAGATAGCATAGCTGTCCCTGCCGCTCAGCTCTTCCCGGCGCTTGCCGAAGCACTCGCACCAGATCTCCATATTGCTGACCTCGTTGCGCCTGTGCGTGCCTTTTGCCCTGGTGGGGTCCTCCTGGTCCAGGATATAGTCGCGCCGCTGGTGGGTATCCATATCCTCCCAGCCATCGGGCAGCATCATATCGAGGTATTCCAGCACGACGCCTTCACGGTCGTCCTGTTCCATGGCCCCGCGCTGCTCAGCCTTGGCGTAGTCCTCCAGATTGGGCGGCAGATACAGCTTTTCACCGGCCTTGGCCAGGATGGCGGTCTCAGCCCAGATCTGCTGTACAGTTTCCGGTGTCATCTCCCAGGGCTTATAGCGGCAGGTGCCGGTCACCTTTACGTTCCAGTACCGGCGGTTGCCGGTGATGTCGCGCAGATAACCATTCTCGCTATTGGTGGTGCCGAAGAATACACACTGCCTGGGGTGCGGGGTCACGCGCCGCCCGAAGCTGGCGCGATACTTATCGTCCACCCTGGAAACAAAGGCTTTCACCTTATCCAGGTCCGCTTTCTTCATGCCTGCCAGCTCACCGATCTCAATGATCCAATACCCCTGCAGTTTTTCAGCCGCAGTCTTGTCGTTCATGTCGGACAGGTTCAGGCTGTCGGAAAACCACTCCATGCCCAGGTTGGCGATGAAGGTGGACTTGCCGATGCCCTGCGCGCCGTTCAGCACGGGCATATAGTCGAACTTGATACCAGGATGGTAAACGCGCATGTAGGCGGCGCACAGGGTTTTGCGGCTCACCGCGCGGATGTAGGCATTGTCCTCAGCCCCCAGGTAATCAATCAGCAGCGTATCCACACGGTGCACGCCGTCCCATGGCGGCAGCGATTCAAAGTAATCCCTGATCGGATGATAGGACCGGTCGTCCGCCACCTTTGTCACCGCGATCTCATAATTGCGCGCCGAGAACGACCCATAGTGGTCATCCACATAGCAAATAAGCTGCGCGTCGTCGGCGTCCCGCCAGAACTTGGCCGGATGCTCCCAGGGTACCTCGCCGCGGATCTCCATGCCGTCCGCCAGCTGGTTGAAAACGATATGGCGGAGGTATCGGTCATTCTGCATGATAAGCTTGATGTTGAACAGGGAGTTCTCCAGCTGGGTCGACTTCTTCTGCCGCACCAGCTTCTTCTTCCATTCGTCATCATCGTCTGGTTCAGCGAAATCCTCGCCTGCGCGCGCCGTTCGCTCTTCCAGACCCAGCGCCTGCACGCGCTCATCCCGCGCTGCAAACTCAGCCATTTCATTGAAGGACTTCTTCGGATCGTCATCATCAAACAGGTGCGCTCGAACGAGGTCAAACGCGTTCAGCAGCTTGCCACCTGCCGGGTCAGTGGCGTGGTGGCTGTAGACGAATCGGTCCTCATAGACCACGACGCCGGACGAGCCTTCGCCGGGGATATAGTCATATCGTCCTTCCTTATCGGTCGGCGCATACACGTCAGACAGGTATTTGTCGATGACCTCCGGGATGCTGTAGGCGCGACAGAAGGTGCCCACAATGCCGGCCTTCGCCAGCGGGTCCTCCTGCTTTTTGCGGTCGCGCTCCATGGTCTCGCGTTCTGCAGGCGCGATGGGCAAGCTGGCGCAGTCCTTCCAATTGGGATGTGCTGCCAGGTAAGCATCTGGGTCGAGCCAATCGCCTTCATAGGCCCTGCAGATGTACTCACCGTCCGATGGGCAGTTGGCCCAGTACATCAGCTGGTTGATTTTGAACGAGCACGGGTCGATCATCGCCATGCCGATCTCATCCGCCAGATACCGGGCGATGGCGTTATACTCTTCCGGTGTTATGTCCCTGGTCAGCGGCATCAGGATTCTGGCCCTGGGCGCTTCCGGCATATGCGAATGGGTCGTATAGACGATGGAGTAGTAGGCGTTCATCAGCTCGTACTCGTCGAAGAACCCCACATTCAGCTTGTCGCAGTCCAGGGTGACCATGGAGCGGCTGACGACGTCAGTCTTTTTGCGACGGGTGCCCTTCAGGGTGCCGGCCAAAAATCCGCCTTTGTCCTTGATGACTTCCTTTTCCGCCTTCGTCATGCGGTGGTATTGGGCAGCGGTTTCGGTGGTGCGGATCGGCGTCTCCAGCTTGGTCAGCAGCTCGCCGATATCCATCTGCGCAGGATGCCAGGTAGCAGCCTGGCGGTTGCTACCAAAGCAGAATGACAGTTTACGCATATCGGTTCCTCCTGATGTGGGGCTTTTCGCCGTGCTCAAACCGTGCCTGGCGGGCCAATCTGTATGCGCGCTCTGTGGCGATCGGGTCCTGGTCGCACAGATAGGAACTGTCGTCCCCAAAGAGCTCGAACTTGCCTTCCTTGTTGATGCCAGGGTGAGCGGCGAAATGGTCTCCATCTATGGCCTCAAAGTTGAAGAGATACGGCGCGGGGCCATGATAGGCGTGGTCCGAAATATACCAGTCGATCTCATCAGCGGTTTCGCCTTCAGGGATGTTGCCCACCACCAAGGTGGCATTTTTGTACTTACCGTATTTGCCTTCGCGTCCGCCGCGCTCGATAAAGCGCAGGATCTTCTCAGCGTCCGCCGGCGTCATGTTTCCTTTGACCTCCACATACAGGTCGCCGCCGTCGCGGCCATCCACGCCGTGCAGCAGAAAATCCGGAAGATAGTAGATGCCATCACCAAGGTCGTACCCCTCGGGCTCATACTCCCAGCGTACGCCGCTGGCATCAAAGAACACCGCCCAGCGCGCCTCCAGGCGAGAGCGGAAAAGGTAGCCCTTGTATTCAGTCTGAATCGCTTTCATACATAACCTCCACAAGGCAGACCGGAACTACGCCGGCCTGCCTTTTTCGTCAGTCGTCTATTTCGCACCGCTGGTCGTTGATCGCTTCGTGCGCGAATTCCAGTGCCTTCATGATGGCGTTCAGCCCACCGTCACCGCAGCAGGCGATCTCCACGCCGACGATCTGACCATCGTCGTTCTTCACCGGGCCAAAGTGGAAATCGCCGCATTCGCAGACGATGCCGATGAAAGTACGCCCACCGGTGTCCCGGCAGCATCCGCCTTTATATCCTGTCGTGCCGGCCTCCACCAGAAGCCCGGTATTGGTCTCTACCACCTCGCGGCAGAAGGTTTCCACCGTCTCGCCGTTGATCTTTTTTAGTCCTTCCTCAATTGCAAACATGTGCGTGCTCCTCCTATGAAAATGATCGTTGACCTTGTGCCCTGCGACATCGGTGAATCTCTGTTGCCCATGGAATGCAGCCTCCTTCATCGTTCTGCATTCCTACGCCCAAAACTGAGCCGTTTTTACAGTAGAAAATGAAAATGCCGGATCGCTTCCTCTTATAAGGGATGCTGATCCGGCATTTTGCGAGCTCCACTGTAAAACCGATGGACTTTTGGGCGTAGGAAGGTGAACGCCTGAGAGACGATCAGGAAATTTCGGCAAGCCACTGTAAAACTGATCGACTTTTGGGCGTAGGAAAGCGAGAACGACAGAAAGGAGGCATTCCCATGACAAACAGGGACAAAACGGTTCTCATTGAAGGGCTGCGGAAGCTCTCCCAGGATGCGGCGGACATCGCTGCGGCGCTGGAAGGTGAAACGGCCCAGGCGCAGGACACGCCCGTCGAGAACACCGCACCGGAGTCCTCAAAGGCATACACCTATGAGGAAGTGCGCGCGATTCTCGCCGAGAAGTCCAGGACGGGGTTCAGGGCTGAAGTGAAAGCGCTTCTCACCGCGCACGGTCTGAAGCAGCTCTCCGACGTCACGGACCCGAAGGAGTACGCCGCCATCGTGGCGGAGGCGGAGGGCATCGGCAATGGCTAAACACGCTTACCTCTCCGCGTCGGCCAGCGAACGGTGGCTCAAGTGCCCGCCCAGCGCGAGGCTCTGCGCCCAGGAAGAGGACAAGGGCAGTCCATACGCCCAACAGGGCACCGACGCCCATGAGCTGTGTCAGTATCTGGTGGAGCAGGCGCTGGGGCGACCTTGCCGCGATCCTACTGAGGATCTGACCTGGTACAACGCGGAGATGCAGGAGGCCGCTGAGGGCTACCGGGACTTCGTGATGGAGCAGGTCGAAGCGGCCAAGGCGCTGTGCAAGGACCCGCTGGTCTGCGTGGAGCAGACGCTGGATTTCTCCAAGTGGGTGGAGCACGGCTTCGGAACCGGCGACTGCGTGATCGTAGCGGATGACCTGCTGCACATTATCGACTTCAAGTTCGGTCTGGGCGTGCTGGTCGAAGCGAAAGACAACAGCCAGCTCAAGTGCTACGCCCTCGGCGCGCTGGATACCTTCGGCGATCTGTACGATATCCAGCGCATCAGGCTCTCCATCTATCAGCCCCGGCGCGACAATGTGGACACCTGGGAGCTGACGAAGGAACAGTTGATCATCTGGGCTGACGAGGTGCTGGCACCCATCGCAAAGCTTGCCTATGAAGGCGAAGGCGAATTCGCCGCCGGGTCGCACTGCCAGTTCTGCAAGGTGAAGGCGACCTGCCGCAAGCGCGCTGAGTACAGTATGGAACTGGCGAAGTACGAATTCACAGAAGCGCCGCTGCTGGACGAGGCCGAGATCGCAGCTATCCTGCCTCAGATCGACAGCCTGGTTTCCTGGGCGGAGGACGTGAAAACGTATGCGCTGGAACAGGCCCTCAAGGGCACCCGGTACCCGGGCTTCAAGCTGGTCGAGGGTCGGAGCAATCGCAAGTACACCGATGAGGTGGCTGTTGCGAAGATAGTATCGAATGCCGGATACGATCCGTATGAGAAGAAACTGCTGGGCGTCACCGCGATGCAGAAGCAGTTAGGCAAGAAGCGATTTGAACAGCTGCTGAGCGGACTTGTAGTCAAGCCCCAAGGCAAACCCGTGCTGGCTCCCGAGGACGACAGGCGTCCGGAGTTCAACACTGCGATCAATGATTTCGAGGAGGAAAACGAAAATGAGTAAGGCAACCAATCCCACCAAGGTCATCACCGGCAAGCACACTGTCATGAGCTATCTGAACGTCAACGAGCCCAAGGTTCCCCTGGGCGGCGGCACCCCGAAGTACAGCGTCAGCCTGATCATTCCCAAGAGCGATACTGCCACCGTGGCCAAGATCCACGCGGCCATCCAGGCTGCCTATGACGAGGGCCAGAGCAAGTTGAAGGGATCCAGCAAGACCGTACCGGCGCTGGAGGATCTGAAGACCCCGCTGCGCGACGGCGACCGTGACCGCAAGGGCGATGAGGCCTACGCCAACGCCTGGTTCATCAACGCCAACAGCACCACCAAGCCCGGCGTGGTGGACGCGGACCGTCAGCCGATTCTGGACAGCTCCGAGCTGTACAGCGGCATCATCGGGCGTGCCAGCATCAACTTCTATGCCTTCAATTCCAATGGCAACCGTGGCATCGCCTGCGGCCTGAACAACATCCAGAAGCTGGCCGATGGCACGCCGCTGGGCGGACACAGCCGCGCTGAGGACGACTTCGCCGACGTGGACGATGACGACGAGGACTTCCTGTCCTGACAACGCTACGGGGCGGCGGGCAAACCGTCTGCCGCCCCACGACAATGCGAGGTGAATGATTATGGAAGAAACAATGACCCTGAGCCAGGCAGCTGACCTGATCATCGTGATGACCTTCGGTGTGACCGTCATTACCGTCTTCTTTGGTACGGTGACTGAAGCGGCGCTTGACCTGATCGACACGATCAAGAAGAAGCGCAAGGCCCGCAAAGAAAAGAAAGCTGAGCAGGCTGCACACACTGAGGAATAAGACTACTGGCGGCAGAGGGCACACCCTGCCGCCTCTTTTGAAAGGAATCACTATGAAAACATTGTCCATCGACCTGGAAACCCGGAGCAGCGTTGACATCGGCAAATGCGGCGTCTACAAATACGCTGAGTCTCCGGATTTTGATATTTTGCTTTTTGGCGTATCCGTGGATAGCGGTCCTATCACGGTATATGACCTCGCCTGCGGGGACGTCATTCCAAATGACATTCTTGCGGCGCTGTCAGATGAGCGCGTGACAAAATGGGCCTACAATGCCAGCTTCGAGCGCGTCTGTCTTTCCGTCTGGTTGCGGCGGAACTACCCGCAGTATTTCTCCACATACAGCATCAAGGGTGATCCGGTGCAGAACTATCTGGATCCGGCTTCGTGGAAATGCACCCTGGTGTGGGCTGCCTATAATGGCTTGCCGCTGGGCTTGGAAAAGGTCGGCGCTGTGCTGGGCTTTGAGGAGCAGAAGCTGAAGGAAGGCAAGGAGCTTATCCGGTTTTTCTGCACACCCAGCAGAACAGCTGGTCGCGCATGGAACCTGCCGGAGCATGCGCTGGACAAATGGGCACTATTCAAAAAGTACAATGAGCGCGACGTGCAGGTGGAAATGCAGATCCAGGAGCGCCTGCGGCATTACCCTGTGCCGGACGCCGTATGGGATGAGTATCACCTGGACCAGCAAATCAACGACCGTGGCATCATGATCGACCGGGAGATGGTGGCGCAGGCGCTGCGCATCGACGAGCTCTCCAAGGCTGACCTGACCGCCAAAATGCAAAAAAAGACCGGGCTGGACAATCCCAACTCGGTCTCACAGATGAAAGACTATTTGATTGAAAACGGCATGGAGGTGGACAGTCTGGGCAAAAAGGATGTCGCCACCATGATGAAAACAGCGCCAGAGGACCTGGTGGAGGTGCTGGTGCTCCGGCTGCAGCTGGCCAAGAGCAGCGTACACAAGTATGAAGCGATGCAGAACGCGGTCTGCGCCGATGGCCGCTGTCACGGCATGTTCCAGTTCTACGGCGCAAATCGCTCCGGACGCTGGGCCGGCAGGCTAATCCAATTGCAAAACCTGCCCCAGAATCACATGGAGGATCTGGAGCAGGCGCGCGACCTGGTCAAGGCCGGAGACTATGAAATGCTGTCCATGCTGTACGACTCTGTCCCCGGCGTGTTGTCCGAGCTTATCCGCACAGCGTTCATCCCGCGTCCCGGTTACAAGTTCATCGTAAGCGACTTTTCTGCCATCGAGGCGCGGGTGCTTTCGCACCTGGCCGGCGAGAAATGGCGTACCGAGGTATTCCACAACGGCAGGGACATCTACTGCGAGAGCGCCAGCAGGATGTTCGGCGTGCCGGTTGAAAAGCACGGCCAGAACGCGCACCTCCGCCAGAAGGGCAAAATTGCTGAGCTCGCCCTCGGCTATGGCGGCTCTGTTGGTGCGCTGAAAGCCATGGGCGCGCTGGATATGGTGCTAACGGAAGACGAGCTCCAGCCGCTGGTCACTATGTGGCGCGAATCCAACCCCAACATCGTGACCTACTGGTGGGCGGTGGACGAAGCAGTGAAGACCGCCATTGAGATGCGTATCCCGCAGAAGGTCGGCTGCGTCCGCTTCGAGGTGCACAGCGGTATGCTGTTCATCACGCTTCCGTCCGGCCGCCGCCTGGCCTATGTGAAACCCCGCATCGGAGAGAACAAGTTCGGCGGCAAGTCTGTCACGTACATGGGCATCGACGCGCAGAAAAAATGGAGCCGGATCGAATCCTATGGTCCGAAGTTAGTGGAGAACATCGTCCAGGCTGTCAGCCGGGACATCCTGGCCTATGCCATGCGGACGCTGAGTTACTGCCAGATCGTTGGACACGTTCATGACGAACTGATCATCGAATGTGACCCGCAGGTATCGCTGGACGCCGTATGTGAGCAGATGGGGAGGACGCCGCCGTGGCTGCCGGGGATTGAGCTGCGGGCGGATGGGTATGAGTGCGCGTTTTATCAGAAGCAGTGAATGGCGGTCTCTCTTCCAAGTAGAGAGGAGAGGCCACCAATTCTTTTCAGATATACTGCTTCAACCAATCCGGCATATTGGGATCGTCAGTTTCCCAAGAGGCTTCAAGACTTTCTTCGGTTTCCCAGTTGTTCTCATCGCCATCATAGAATTTTTGACGATGACATTTGTACTTGTAGACTGTGGTGCCTTCCAGACGATACTCATTCCAATAGTAATTTTGCTTTCCATAGCCCTTCCATTCATTCGTCTGATAGATGACCATGATTAATGATTAACCTCCTGAGTCAATCGAATGTAAAGCCGCTACCCTTGGACATGATAATCGGCGTGTATTCTACTCGCAGAATATTGCCCTCGCTGAGTGTAACGGTGCCCTCGGTGTTGTTCCAATCAAGAACGGTTTCCTTACCTTTATTGAAGGTATTGCTCGCTTCTTTGGCATCCTGGAAGACTCGGACGCGGGCGGTGGTGGTCCCGCTGAAAAAAATCTTGTAGGTCCCGGCAGGTATTTCTTCACCAATGGTATAGTTTCCTTTCGGGATCGTAGTCCCTGTCGGAGCAGTATAACCATTGCTGCGTTCAGACACGTTCCCAACACGGGCGACTTCGGCACCGTTGTACCGGAGACTCAGATATTCTCCAGGATAAAGGCTGATCCGTGTTTCTCCATCACCTTTAAAGGAGCCCTCCACCCTGGGCATATCACCGAGCCATAACCGGTCGATGTCGTATTTATACATGGACTCGTTTTCGTAAACGTAGTAATCAGTACGGGAGACATCACTATCACCGTTCTGAACAAACTTGAATGTGTAGACACCCGCCGGGAGGTCTTCGCCAATCTTATACTGGCCAGATCCCAACACCATCTTCTCTCCGCCGGGGCGGCTTGCAATCTCATCGGCCAAATCAGATCTGATCTCAAGCAGTTCTTCGAGGGAATAGCTGGAAAAGTCAATCGTTCCCTCCGCCAGCGCGATTGTAAAACAGGTCATCAGAAGCAAGATAGAAATGCCCACAGCTATCAGTTTTTTCATAAGAATTATCCTCCTTTGTTAGTCGATTTTCATTGTCCGCCAGAAACGAACATCAGATGTCTTCCCGCATTTGCTGCAGGCAAGAGCGTCATAGAAGCCGCCAGTTTCCAGCCGATCGTAATCAGGCGCAAATACAGTGGACCGCACCGTTGCCTTCTGCATGCAGTAAGGGCAGAGATACATGTATTCCACCGTAGCCTGAGACGCATCCTGCGACACGACCTGATACGTCATGCCGGGCATCTGTTTGTGTCTTGGCATCAGACCACTTCCCCTGCAATCTCAATGTACCTGTTCTGTTGCAGGTACTCCATGAGTTTTTCATACCCCCACCTGCCAAGTCGGTACACACCATAGCCAGCTCCGATGACTGCTAAGGTCTGACCGGCTCCTACGAGCCATCCTGCTCGGTATACAGCAACAACACCTGCCGCTTCACTACCTTTGCCTACTGACTTGAGGAAGTGCGCAATCTGTGTGAGTATTCCGCGCCAGATTGAGCATCGCCACCGGGCAAATTGAGCATGGCTTCC